GTGTTTCACGGCATTTCGTTTTTCTTCTAAAATCGTGAAAATTACACCGCTTCTTCCGTGGGGACTGAATTTGAAAATTGCGCCACGATGAACTAACGATTCGGGCGCATGGCACAGAACGACACGAACTTCATGAAGTACGAAGGCCCGCGCATAATCAACCTTTTCGGCAAGAAGGTGCGCGTCCTCGGCATCCGCAGGCTCACTCCTACCGAGTGCGCGAGGTTGCAGACCATCCCGACCTGGTACAAGTGGGAGTGTAGCGATTCTCAAGCATATAGAATGCTGGGCAACGGCTGGACGGTAGAGGTCATCAAGCACATCTTCTCGTTCCTGCCGGATGCGTGGAAAGCATGAAAACGAAGGCTTTGAAGGGGGCCGCATGATTTACAACGAAGAATACGCCCGTAAAATTCGCGAAGGCCACAACGTACCGCGTGAAAAGTGGTGTACATACAAGCCTAGTATCTCCCAGCCTGCCGACGATTGGATTTCAAAATTACCTACACAAAAAATAAAGTTGACTTTTGGCAAGTGCGTAGTTTGTGGCGCCGGAATCTTTTGGAGAGCGGAAGCCACGCCTCGCAAGATTTGCCTTATGTGCGAAACTTGGGCGGAAGGCTACCGCAAAAAGAACAAAGAACAGACGAATCTCTTTGCACAGGAGTAAGGATGAAGACAAAGAAGACTTTCAACCAGATCGTAAACGATGTCTGGACGTGGTTCGTCGCTATCGTGGCATTGGTTCTCATTCTCGTTTACTGCGTCGCCGTCGCGTGCGCTATCGCAAAAATCATTCACGGGTAAAATTTACCATCAACAAAAAGGAAAAAACAAAATGGCATACTTAAACCGTACTGAAATCATCGGCAACACGGGCAAGCCCGCAACCGTCGTAACCCTTCCCAGCGGAGGACAGAAGGTCCTTTTCTCCGTCGCAGTATCGAAAAAGTACCGCGACAAGAACGGCGAACAGAAGGAAATCACGAACTGGTTCAACGTGGTCTGTTTCGGCAAGCTGGCCGAGAACATCGCGAAACTTAATATCGGAAAGGGGATTCCCCTTTTCGTGTCCGGCGAAATGAATTTCCGCAACTATGTAGACCAGAACGGACAGCAGAAGAACATCGATGAACTGCAGGCCGACGCGGTGCAGATTCTCACGCCGCGCACCAACAGCGCCCCGGATTACAACTACAGTAACCCGACGAAGGAAGAAAAGACCGCCGGAGCAATGCCGCAGGCAAACGAAGACGAACTTCCGTTCTAGGTGGTATATGGCGAAGAAAAAAGAAATCGACATTTACGCCGAAGCCCGCCGCCGTTCCGCCCTCGCCTCCATTAGCGCCGTAGATACGATGTTGGGCGCTACCTCTGCGGAAATGCGCGAAAGGGCCATGGAAAAGCGGGAACACGAACGCGAGCTTGCCCGCCGCCGTTCCAAGCGATACCGCAACACGCCGAAGGGAAAGGCCGCAAACAACAGAAAATGCAAGACATACCAACGGAAGCACCGCCAAAAGGTCACCGCCTACGTGAGACGCTGGCAGGAATCTTTTGAAAAAAGAACGGGCATGAAATACGGCACTTATCGTTACAGGATCAAGCACGGACTACCAGTCCCGAAGGTGGCCGAATGAAAAGAAGGCTTTATCTTGACTACGTGAATTGCGACGTTTGCGGATTCACGAAAAACTGCAGGCTCGATAAGGTGAAACGTCGTTTTATCTGTCTTGCCTGCGAAAAGAAGGAGGTCAACAATGGCGACAGATGAAACGGTAAAACCCGTTAGCGAGTGGCACTCCATAAGAGGTTTTCACCAGCTCACCCCCAAGCAGATGATGAGAAAGCGGAAAGGGGAATCGCTCTACGAGCGTGACCGGGTTGTCGAGCCTTACGATTTCAGCAAGGGGGAATTCGTCTAATGGAAAAAGTATTCCCTACTGTACTTATCGTCCTTGATTTATTGGCGTCAATACCCTACGCGGTGAAGGGTGACGTGAGGATGTTTGTCTATTGGGTCGCCGCTGGAATCTTGACTTTCTCCCTTACGTGGCTTTAGAGGTGGAAAAATGAAAACACTAACACTACCCCTTAAAAAGAAATGGTTCGACCTTATCAAGGCCGGAATCAAGAAGGAGGAGTACAGGGAGATTAAAGCTAGATACTTCGATATGTTCTGCGATCACCTGTGCGTCTACGGGATAAACAAGTTGAATAATTTCGACGTGAGTTTTCACCTCAAGTGGCCCGAAGAACTTGGCTACGACCGCCTCGTCTTTACCCTCGGCTACCCGAAAGCCGGAGACAAGGAACGCCGCCTAGAATTCAAGAATCCGAAAATCCGAATCGGAGAAGGCCGTCCCGAATGGGGAGCCGAACCCGGAAAGCTCTATTTCGTCATTACATGGGAGGAATAGCAATGTTCATCAAGAAGAACGTAATCATCCTGCACCCGGCAGACAAGAGCGCCTGCGCTTTCTACCGCTGCGACGCCATGGCCGCCTTGCTACGATCCAGCCGTTCCGGCGACGTGGAGGTTATCGTCTCGCGTGCCGAAATAACCGACGATTACATCCTCAAGTACACCGCCGCAATCGTCATTTTCCGACCGACAACGGAAAACCAGGAAACATTTATCCAGCACTACAAGCGCAAGCGCAACCGCTTCGGATTCAAGATTTTTGCAGACTTTGACGATATTGTCTTCGATATTGACGGAAAGCAGACGATCCCTACCTACAATATCACCCGCATAGACGTGAAGCCTGTAGGCGCCATCATGGAGCGCTGTCTTGGAGACATTGACGGAGTAACGGTAACTACAGAATGGCTCAAGCGCTGCATGGAGTACCGCTTCGGCTGGAAGCACGTAAAGCTTCTGCCCAACGCAGTCCCGCGCTTCTTTTTCGGGTATAGAGAAAGGAACCTTGTAGGTGGAGACCTCAAAAAACCTATAGTCCTTTACGCGGGGTCTACTTCTCACTTTAGGGAAGGAATGGACGGCGACTTTGCTGGGCCATGGCTCCCGTGGCTAAAGGACGCCGTAGCGAAAGACCGAATCGAGCTGCACCTTTTCAACGTGCCGGATTGCCTGCAGGAATACAAGGAAAGGATAACGGTACACAAGAACGTATCTACAATCGAATTCCCGGCTACCATCGCAAGCATCAAGCCGAACTTTTACTTGGCGCCTCTCCAGGATAACGTATTCAATCGGGCGAAAAGTAACTTGAAGCTTCTCGAAGCAACGGCAATCGGGGCAGTCCTTCTCGGTTCGTCCTTCAATTTCGGACCATACGAAGAAGCACATCCGCTTTCCAAGATCACGAAAAACTGCACGACCGAAATCTTGAAAGAGCGTTTCGACATCCTCTGTCAAAAGGAAAGCTGGAACGAGGTCATGGAATACCAGGAAAAGCTCATGGAGTACAACGGTTACTGGCTAGACAGCCATTACTATGTAGCCCGCTGGCTAAAGGCTTATTTCGGGGATTTACTGGAAATCAATACCTAGCGGCTCGTCCTGAAAATCCATCCATTCCGGGTGGTCCACAAAGTCCTTGTAAGTGAGGTTTTCGACATCCTCCGGCAAGGACTTTTCGTTTTCAAGCGTGATAAATTGCGTATCTATTACGCCGCAACCCCAGTCGTGATTCCATGTGTAGATAGCGAACGGCAACGTGGCGCGGAGCTTGACAAAGGCTTTCCACACGTCGCCGCACCACGCGCCCTTCGGTTCTTCGTACACGTCAAGATGTCTGGCGCAGGCTTCGGAGTCCGGCTTGCAATCGTGCATGATTACCACGCCGCAATCGGTGAGGACTTTCAAGGCGTTGCGAACGTCCCTTTCCGCCTGGTGCCATTCGTGGAATCCGTCGACAAATACGATGTCGAAGCGTTCCTTGTTCGTGGCGAAGAATTCGTCCGAGGTTATCTGGAAGGTGGCGTTAGCTTCCTTGCATGGGTCTACGCTAACCTTTCTTTCGCAATTTACCGCGCGGAAAGTCTCGCCTCCGGCGGTCCCGATTTCAAGGAAACTCCTGTATTTTCTAGCCTTGATGAAGGCGTTTATTAGGTCGTAGCGTGTATTCATGCCGCAATAGGAATCCATTCTGTAGAGACTAGCCCGCAATTTGAATAACACCAGTCCTTCGGTTTAGGCTCTCCGTACCATGACGAAGAAAGGCTTACGGCAAGCTGGATAACTGTTGCCTTCGTCGGTCTGTAGCCCGCAAGGTCGCGGAGCATGGCGAAAAGCAGCACGTTCGTATCCTTGAAGGAAAGGTCCAAGCCGTAGCCGTTGCAGTCGTGCGTAAGCCAGCAGAGCTTTTCTTCCAGCGTTCCGAGGTTCGGCACGTAAAAGTCCACGATCTTGGGACCGCTCCGTCCGTCAAAAACAAAGGGTGAAATCGTTTTTACCTTTAGTGTCCCCTGATTGGTGTAGACAACGAACGAAACGCTACCGTAAAGAGGGTAACGTCTGTCTTCGTCATACTCCAGGCTTTCGAGAAGGTCTTTGCCTTCCTCGAATTCGTAGCCTAGAACCTTGAGCGACGCCTTGTGCAGACGGTTTTCTTTCATTCTAGCACCTCGTTAATGATTCCACCGATAAGGACTAGCGCAGAAATCACGATCATTTGCTTTCTTCCTTCGCCTGGAAATATCCACGAATGAAGGAAACGTCCTCGCACAGCTTGTTCGTGTTCTTGGATAGTTCCTTCATGAGGTTGTCGCCTTCCTCTAGCCTCTTGTCCGTCGCACGTTGCTTGAGCAAGAGGTAGAAAACGATGAAACCGAGAAAACCTCCAATGTCGCTACAATATTGAATAAATTCCATATTAAGTCTCACAAAACAGATCCGTCCACATTTACCCAATCAGTACCGTTCCACAGAATCTTCTTCTTTAGAGTCGAATCATAGTATTCAAAACCTTCATCTGTGGCTGAAAGCGTAGGACGGTTTGTAGTTGAGCCAGATGTATACCACGTATCAACGGACGTTCTGTATTTTTCATCAAGCAAGATACCGACTCCGTAAACAATAACACCTTCGACAGCTTCACCGGGGGCGAGCGTTAAACTTGCGTGATTATGCGTAAAGAAACTTCGCGTACCGTTAAGATTGTTTTGTAAGGCAATAGATTTATTTGTATTGCCATTAAGAATTGTGATACGCCTGTTCTTATTTACAATATTGTTAGCCAAACTAGTGCTATATCCATAGACGTTATGAGTTCCCGCCGTATCGTCCGAATCTTTCAATGAAATGTAATTTAAGTCAGTTCCGATAGAAATAATATTAGACGATGAATCTATATTTACGGTTGCGAAGTTTGGTTTAATTCCTTTCGTCATGAAAAAATCCACCGACAATGAGCTATAATTAACACATAATTTTGCGTTAAAAGTCCCAGAATTAAAACCACTTTCTACAGAGAATTTTCCTGGTTTAGCCATTGCTGCCGTATACGAGCCGTTATTATAATTAACTGTGTTAGTATCGGCGCTAGGTAAAAACTTCGTCGTTTGGCTCGGATAATCAATCCTGTAATTGCAATATCCGCTTTCAAAAGATTGATTATACAGAAAAAAATTATTTTCTGCATAAAATTCGTTTAAGTATACAAAGTCAAAAGGATAGTAGTTTATAGGACTACTACGATAGATCTGAATTTTGCAGTTTAAAAGCGACAAATGAACATACACTTTAGAAGTTCTGTTCATAAAAAGTTCTTGTGTGTAAGCTTCAATATTGCAGTTAATGAAAATTGCAAAAATTCTATTCGTTGAACCGTCTACATTTGCATGGGTCTTGAAAAAGTGCGGAGAAAAATTAGTTGTATACGAGCCATTAACGCTGTCAAAAACACCACCGCAGGAATCAAAAGCTGCGTCTCCTACTTTGTTAATAGCAATCTTTTCAAAACGAATTGTATTTGCATCGAGGCCAACGAATCCGCTACCATTCGGCGCCGAAATATACATATCACGGAAAAGACAATCGAAAACGCACGCAGAACCGCCTGAGCCTTGGTTATCGTTTGCCATTACGCAATTTCCATTATCGCTAGTAAGATTTAAGCTTACAAAATTTGACAAATAAACATTATAAGGTCTTGTGTTCGCTGTAGTTTCTTCGCAAAGAACAAAGCAGTGACCATCGGAGTGTAGGCTAAAATTACTTACTTCGTTAAAAGATGAGTAGTTATGCTGATTCCAAACGAAGCCTTTCCCGTTCGGGAATTTCAAGATGTTTTCTTTTCTTGTTCCTTTAATCTTCAATCGTTTTACATTGATTTCGCTACCGACAATAACTTCTTGAATGTCAAGTAGTATTCCGATTTCTGCGTCCACCAGAGTTTGGATAACATCGTGGTTTAACGACGGGTTGCTTGTGTCACCAAGATAATATGATAGGGGCTGATAAGTACCTTCATTTTTTGGATTAGTAAAACTACAGCAAAGTCCTTTACCTCGGACTGCACTGTTATTCAAGTCTAGCGTGCCATTTACGAAACTCCCACCTTCAAAAACAAGTTCTGAGCCATTGGGAACCGTAACGGTTTGACCGTTCAAATCAAATCGATCACGGATATAATAAATAGTATTTTCTTGTGTGAAATCATTACTTAAAGATGTCCCTGGATTTAAAACAAACCTTCCTTTACGATTATCAACCGCCGAAAAATCAACTTTAACTGGGAGCGCTAGTTTTTCGTTAGTTACTGCATTTTCGTATATTTTCTCACTTGTAACAGCTTCGTCCGCTAATTTTGACGTAGTTACAGAACCGTCTAAAATGCCTGATACAGCCCCCAAAACCTGAACATTGTCAACGGTAATAATAGGCGTTTCCTGCGAGTGTTGCGAATCATAGACGCATACCTTGTAAAGCGTATCCTTCGCGCCGATTACGAGGGTATAGCAACGGCCGGAGTTGTCAAGCTGGATTGTTTCCTGGTTCATAGCGCCGTTCCAGTTCAAGTAGGTAACGGCAGGCGTAGAACTCCCCGCAAGGAAAACTCGGAGGAATCCGTTCTTGATTGTCTTTCCCTTGTCATCCATGAAAGAGAAGAAAGGGTCAACGATGTATCCGTAATATTCTGTAGATAAAGGCATTTTTCTTACTCCTTATTTCATGTAGGATTTTAAAATGGATTTACGCAGGGCGTCGTTCGTGATGCCGCGCGAGCGGAGGTTGCGCTTGCTGGCAAGGATGCGGAGGTCTGCAGTCGATACTCCGTCCAACGCGTTGGAATTCGTGCGGAGTTGCTTTCGTGCGCCGAAATCAGCCCCGGTGTAGATGCCCTGCGAAACGGGCGACTGCGTAAGCGTAAAGATGCACTTGCAGTTCGGGTGGTGTCCGACCGTCCCGTCTTGCATGATAATGTCGGCACCACGGAAAACGCGGCCGTTACAGCGGAGGCAATAGTTACACGTGCCGCTCTTGGATGCGCCTGGGTTGATGGACTGTTTATAGGCAGACTTGTAGAGGGCGGCCGGATTGACCTGGGCGGCGGATTCGCCACCCATTAGGGTTACAGGCCCCATATTCCTTTCCTGTGCCGCGAGAGCGCGGTCAAACGCGCGCGCCGTGGGGTTTGCGGTCAAGAGCTGGTCCAGTACAAGATTTCCCGTTTTCGTCGCCATACATTACCAATATAATTTATTTTTCTTCTTCTTCAAAATCATATTCGCGTCCGAGGTAGTCCGTCAAAAGCTTACGTTGGGCGGAACGTGCGGCCGCTTTGCCACCCGTTGCAGCGCCTGCCAAAGACAAAGGCTTTTCGTAAGCTACGGGAGCCTTCGAAACGAATTTATAAAGGCCGCGAAGCTTCGGGTCGGGGGACGTTCCGTAAAGCTGGCTTACTTCCTGGGCGGCTTCGTTGGTGTAGATTTTTTTGAGAACATCTTTATTTTTCTTGAGGTAGTCTTCAATCACCTTCGATTCAAGAATATCTCGGCCAACTTCCTTTGCATCGGTCGGCAAATCTTCCACGCCGACGTAAGCCTTTTCGAACTTGCTAACTCCGTTTACTTCAACGGGCTTTGCGGTTCTCAATCCCTTGGACTGGAGCATGACGAGCAATTCGTCCGCTTTTTCTTGCGGAATACGCTCAGCAATATCGTCAAAAGAGAACTTCTTGCTCATGGTGCTTTCTACGGCTTCCTTACCGAGTTCTTCGGCCCTTTTGGAAATTTCCTTTTCAAGCACTTTGCCGGAACGGAGGGGGCGCTTTGTCGTTTCGGTTTCCGCCAATTTTTCCACTTTGCCGAGGTCCCTTTCTTCCAGGTATTTAGACAAAACGCTTTTTGCGCGCTTTGCCTGCGATTCAGAAAGGCCAGCCTCTTTAACGATATTTTCGGCTTCGGTTACGTAAGGATTTAAAACGTCTGCACGTTCTCCCGACAAAGCTTTTTGTGTGGCCTTCACGACTTGTTCGCGGCTTCCCTTTCCAGCCTTCGTGAGTCCTTCTAATGTAGTAGCGGCCTTGCCAATAAGACCAGTATTTCTTGCAAGCCTTGAAATATACGGCCCTAAATATTTGCCTAGTCCAGCCGTACCCATATATGCAGTAACATCAATACCAAGGTCTTTTACAGTGTCCCAAAATTTTTTTTCGTCAAGGTAGGACTCAAGAACATTTCGGCCTACAATAGCCGGAATTCCAACGCCGAGAGGGGCGGCTTCTCCGATTCTCAAAACATCGGCTGCGACGTCGCCTTCTTCAATGGGTTCGCCCGCTTCAAGCTTTGCGCGCGATCTGGGAGAAAGCCCAGCCTTGAAACCTTCCCAGCCTTCTTCTTTTACATCTTCTTCCGCTTCTTCCCGCCATTCTTTCTTGCTTTGCGCTTCTGCAGCACGACGGCGGTCTTCCAGGTTGTCAAAATCAAGGCCAGCACGTTTAAAGTTTTCCCTAGTGATAGAAAGCCATTCACGGTTGCTCATGCCTTCTTTGTCGGGGAAAAGGTCGGAAGGTACGCCGTACTGAATTTCGGATTTCTCGCTAAAGATTTCCGAAAATTTAGAAGGATTCCCTGCGATAATTACCTCGTCCGTAAAACCTTCGGTGTCTTCTGGGTTTTCTTCGCGAATCTTGGAAAGAAGCTCGTTTCGCTTTTCGAGCTTTTGTTCGGCTTCGATTGCTTCAATGGTCCGGCGGTTGTTCTTGTCTTCCATGAACTTCTTTAAGTCCTTGGAATTCTTTACCGCCTTGAAAGCTTTGTAAACACCGGGCAAATCGTTGCGTTCGGTGTATTCTCTAATCATTTCGTCGTTAATATTGATAGCCATTATTTCCCCGTCAACAAGTTACCAAGTTTTTTAAAGGTATTAAATTCCTTGTCGCTGCGCTTGAATCTTACGATTCTATCGTAAGCGTCGCGCTTATCCTTGTCGTTCCGATATTGAGAGGTTTCAAAAGTATTCATGACGGTGTAAACATCGTCCGGGCTTTTGATTCCAAGAATAGCTAGGTCGGTCTTGATGGAATTTAATTGTTCTTTACGAGCTTTGGCGGATTCCGACTTTTGGCGAACTTTCTTTTGGGCTTCGGCCTTGATAGCGCGCTTTTCCTTGTTGGTCGTGTCGCGTTCGTTGAACTTCTGCAAGGTTGTTTCGTCAAGGACTGCGGCTTCTTCATCCTGGAGAACAACCTCGCCTCCCTTCCCTTTTTCCTTTTCTTCTTCGGTAACGGTTACGGAAAGATTTTCCTTTTCTTCCGGCTGCTTTGTGTAGTCATCCCACGTTACGCCGTAACGGCGTTTGAACTGCGACTTGAGAGTGTCGAGTTTATTCTTCTTTGCAAGCACGTTCTTGTCCATAGAGGCTTCGGTTTCGTCCTGACTTCTATACTTTGCTTCTTCAAAAGCTTTCGCGTAATCTTGGTCGGCTTCGTAAATAGCTTGTACGTCTTGCGCCTTGTTCTGTTCCTTGAGTTCTTCGGCCTGCTTTTCAAGTTCCCTAGTCTGCGCTCTGCTAATGTCGCGGGCGCTACGCTGTGCGCGTCCCTTCAACCACGCGTCGATGTCTTCGTTCTTGATACCCTTTGCTTTCGCCATGGCGACAATATTGTCTTCGTCCATGTTGGAAAGGGTGTTCTTTCTCAAGTTTTCAAGACTTGCGCGGAGTTCTTTATTATGATTCTCAAGGTTGTCGATTTGCTTTTGGATAGCTTCACGACGGCCGCGATTTTGCGCGGCTTTCTGTGCTTGTTCCATGTCGGAATCTACGGAAGCGAGAGAAACGGAAGCCGTTTGAGGGCGCTTAAAAGGAATTCCCTTAAAATCTTCCGTTACTTCGACCTTGTCTTCAAGATAGTCTCTAATAGCCATTTATTCGCCTCCGAGAGCTTGCAATTCGTCTTTCAATTCCTGGATTCTATCTTCGTTTGCCTTGATCTGTGCAACGATTCTAGCTTCTTCTTCGGAATCGTCGAACTGCGCGAAAAAGTCGCGGGTCTTCTGCTCGTCTGCGATTCCTTTAGCCGTGCCGAGAATGGCGCCGAGACCTTGCGCGGCTTCCCTGCGGTTTGCGGCCTGCTGTTGAATACCGCTTAAAACGTCGAACTTGTATGCTGAAAGGGGTGTAAAGTTCAAAGCCATAGTTCCTCCTTACTTCACCGCGCCGTAAATGGAGGCGGCCTGTCCGCCCATTCCCAACATCTGCTGCAACCAAGTCGGAGCGGACGCACGGTCGATTCCGAGTTGCGCCATAGCTTGAGCGAGGGAAAGGTTCGTTCCAGTCTGTGCCATGAGAAGGTTAATGACATCTTCGTTTGCGCCCTGCATATTGCCGATATACTGGCCGTAAAGGTCGCCAAGCTGGCCCGTCTTGTATTGCTGCATGGCGGCTTCTTGCTGTTTTGCGGTCTGTTCAGCGCTAACGATGTCGCGGGTCTTGCCGTATTCTTGTTCGCTGGCCTTCATCATACGGTCCCAAGCATCGCCGTAAAGTTCGCTGGCCTTCTGCGAGGCTTCGGCCTGCAACGCGCGGGCTGCTGCACCGCCGGAAATACCGCCCTGGCCAGTCATGGCCTGCAGGGCAGCATTCACGCTCTGGTCGATCTGGTACTTTGCGGCAGGGTCCATGTACTTGGAAACGTCTCGATCGAATTCAAAGTCCTTAATCGGCTCCGTGCTTGCGGCGTACTTTGTAGGGTCTATACCGTAGACCATCTGCTTGTAATAATCGAGGTTTTCAGGGCCTATCATTTCAGCTATTGCACCACGATTTTGAGCTACAAGACCCAAAGCCGTGTTATAAGTCTGTCCAGCCTGCTGCTGTTGCTGCTTCAAGGCTTCTTCTGCCTGATCGTAGGCTTCCTGCTGTTCCCCGACATTCGTAATACCGAGCTTGTCTGTGGCCTGTTCGGCGTATTCCGGGGCATTCTGTAAAGCTTCGTGTGTGATTCCGTAAGGCGAATGTTCCCAGAGCCATTCTCCGGCGCCAGTCAATTTGTCATACCAAGCCATTATAAATTCTCCTTTGTCAAGAGTGTAGCTTCCACGAAATAAACGTGAGCTTCGTTAAGTTCCAATTCAGTCCGACCCGCTGCCATAACAATAATTTTTGCCGGAGTCGCGTCAATGTTCGCGCCGACACCCTTTTCGTAGAATTTAACTGCGAAAGCGAAACGGGAATCCGGGAAAGTCAATTTCGGAACATTCGAAAAGTCGATGAAACCGTCTGTCGACAAGTGGACCATCTGGCCGTTTTTTACGGCTATCAACGGAAGATACGTTTTAGTATCTATCACGCCGTTTCCGAGGCTTTCAATCTGTTTTACCTGTTGATCCATATTATACCCTGTTCCCGCACGGGATGTAAGAAAGGTAAGCGGTCGCGATTTCGAAAGGTACGGGGTCGGTCATTTTCACGCGAAAAGCAAAGCGTGCGCCCTTTCCCAAGGAATTCCAGCGGGTGCGCCACGAATACTGGCCCGTCCTTCCGGCATAGGCCCAAAGTTCGTTAGACCAGGAGAGGCCACCGTCCGTGGAAACCTGTAACATCACCTTTGGGTCGTGCGCCACCTTGTCGCCGTAAAATCCTTCTTCGTTCGGTTCAATCTGTTTCGTCACGCCGTTGTTCAGGATCAATTCAAGCCCGGTAACGATGATGTCGTTAATTCCGTCGTACTTGATGCCTGTCACCCTTTCGCGCTGGATGAAATAGCGCTCTACGACTTGGTTATCCTCGTCGTTAAAGTGGTCCGTGGAGGACTCCGGGTCAAAATTGCAAACGCGGGTCCTTCCGATTTTTGTATGCGTCACGAAGAACGGGAAGCCGTCAAGCGAAACTGCGTCTACGGCATTCCAGGCGTAACGGATGTTTTTCTTATCGAAGCTTGCGCGGGTAGTCCACACTTGTTCCACAAGGTCAAAGCAATATGTATCCTGTTTTTCGCTTTCCGTAGAGTCGTAAACATTGAATACGAAAAATTGATGGCCCTTGTAAGAATATTCGAAGGTTTCTATATCCTTGATTACGTGCGGGAGCCTGTTGTAGCTTGCTAAAACTTGGTCTATCGCGTTCGTCGAGACCTTGCGAACCGTTCCGTTTTCGTCAACGGCCCATACTCCGTACATTCCGCTGGGGCCTTTACCGACAAAATAACACTCGTTTCCAATAATGGTAACGGCCTTTTCAAATGATACTCCAGCAAGTGAGGTCTTGTTTACGATGGCGAAAGGCGCCACGGTCGAATTCTGCCAGCGCAAAATTTCGAGGGAGTTATTCCCGAATACGAAAAGGCTTGTATCTGTCGCGCGCATGGCTACCACGTTGTCGGCCTTGAAATCCATCTTCATGGAGTTAAGGGAAGACGTGTAAACCTGTTGCGTCGTGAGCGAGCCGGGAACATAGGAACCTTCGGCCGGAGCGTAGAACACGTTATCGTCAAAGGTGACGACAGTCCCGTCCGCCTTCGTGTAAGCGTACTGGGTGAGGTTCTGTTCAAAGGCGTGAATATCCGAAACGTCGTTAGGACGGTTGATTTCGGACCAGTAGATGTAATCGCGGTTCTTATCGTTCAGGATCACCCTAAAGTTAAGCTGTGCAATCTGCGTCGGCTTAATTTTTCCGGCATGGTCGAAAGCGTTCGGGAGCGTGATTTCGTCAAGTTCCGGCGCAGGGTCGGCCGTACTTGTCGGGTCTGCAGCAAAGATTTTCTCTCCGATAAGAATCAACGCCAAGCCGTTAGGCAATTCGCTAATAAAGGCGTTCCTTGCGTTGCTCGCCGTGAACATTCCCACAGTCTGCCAAGCGTTCCCGATGGAAGGCGTGGTTACATATACGGCGTGTCTTGTCGGCTGGTTGTGGCCGCGAGTCACGATAAGGAGGGAATCCTTTGGACCAACCCCGAAAGGATTCTGGTTGACTACACCCATCCCGCAATATTCTTCGAAACCAAACGCGGAAGACCCGGCAAAGAGCGCGCCCTGCGTAAAGCCTTCCACGGACTTTAAAATCTTCGTGGAGTAGGTATCGGTAGCGGTAACCGTTTCCGGGTACATATTCAAGGCTTCTTCCATGCCGAGAAATTCGGAGTCCAATAGCTTCGAAGTCCCACCGCAAAAAGAATTTATCTGAATAGTTCGCGCTGCCATAGTTTACCACGGGAAACGGCCCACGCCGCCGTAAAACTTGTCGGCCATGTTGTAGCAAGGCGTAGGAACGTCCAGAGCCTGCGTTTCGATTTCCTTCACGTATTCGAGCAGCTTGTCGCGCTCGGCCTTCTTGTCTCGTTTTAGTTCGTCGTTAATGGCGAGGTTAGACACCCAGCGGTACTGAACGTCAGCGGTCAAGAGGTTGATGAATTCAGGCGGGAGCGTCAGCACGTCGTCGTCGTTGAAAGGCTCCAAGTCGTAAGTAACGACCGCTTCCACTTCGTAAGTAGAGGTTCGGTCTAGGATAAGCTTGGATTTGAGGACGCCGTTCTCGTCGAAGAATTTCTCGTAGGCGTACTTGTAGGGCGTGCAGCCTATACCCTCGTAAGCGGGCATATTGTGTGCCTGAACGGGGGAAAGTTTGATGTAGTCCGGCCCGGTCTTGTAATAGACCGCGTTCACGTTGAGCGGGACCTTGTCCTCGAAAAGGAATTCCTTACCCTGTCCGAGTTGCAGGCGGGATCGGCAAAAATGGAGAAAGCCCTGCACGTTGTATTCGCGCACGCACTTGTTAATCAAACGGCGACATTTGGCCGCGTCAGTATCCGAAGCGGGGTTTCCGCCTACGAGCTGGCCGATTTCGTCGAGAATATCCTGGATAAGTTCGCGGACGAGCATTTCTTCTCCAAAAAAATTAGCTAGAGAGTAACGCCTTTTCGAGGTGGTGAAAATTCGTTCTCTCTAGCCAAAGGGGTTCAAACAAAAGGAAAAAAGGCCCGCGCCCCTCGCTAGGAAAGGGGGCGGGTAGATGGGGAGCAATTAGTCAAGCTGGATGTAACCGATCGCTACGCGGCGGCTGTCGACAACGCCTGCGAGGTAGGCAGCGTCGAAGCGGTATGTAGCGTTGCGGTTTTCGTCGCCATGGACCACGGCGGACATGATGATCTTACCGCTCGGAGACGGGGCCGAAACTTCCTGCAAGCCGGAGTTGTTGAGCTTGACGGAGGACATTTCGATGTTACCCTTCTGGAGGGAAAGCACCAGGGCGTAGGTCTTGTTGGCGGTGTGCTTCCAAGTGACGGTGGCGCCTTGGGACGGGAGGGCGGTCACGTTCTTGTGTGCGCCCTTGGCGTTGATGGCGGTCACCTTCAAAGTGATGGTGCCGGAACCACCCGTGGCGTCTTCCTTCACGATGAAGGACTTTAGTTCAGGGGTAGCCTTGCCGAGAACGTCGCACTTGTAGACGCCGTTAACGGTGAACACGGAGCCAGCCTTGATGGTAGTACCCGTGTTGATGTTGGCGGAAGCGAGAACGATCTGTTCTGCACCTTCGGACGGCGCGGCGGAAACGGTCGTAGAAGCCGGGGCAGCGCCGAGGGTCACGGTCGGCATGGAGGCGTACTTCCACATGACGTTTGCGTACTTACCGATCTTAGCTTCGCGGTAGAGTTCGCCAGCAATGGCGTTTTCGTTGAACAGCTTCAAGCCAGTCTTCGCAATCTTGGCGTAGACGGAGCCGGACATATAGCCGGACTTTTCGGAGCCGCAACGGGCATCCATAAGGGCGCCGCCGAGCAAGGAAAGAAGGTTATAGCCGTCGAAGCTTGCGTCGGTGCCGTCGGCAAAGACAGCGGTGTCGGATTCGAAAACGGCACCTTCCACGATGTCGTTCTGGATAGATGCGCCGAGTTCCGGGGCGCGGGGTGCTGCGATTTCCTTTTCGAAGGAGTCGACGTCGACAGTTTCTTCGAGGGAGTCGAGGGCGCCAGCGTTGGTGGCGACGGACACGACGAGTTCCTTTTCGAATTCGGTAATGTCGGTGTTGGTAATGTCACCGCCCGGACCGATGGTCGGAACGCCGCCCTTCTTCACGAAGGTGCGACCCGGATCGGGAATAACGACTTTGAGACGGCCACCCTGGCGGCCCTTCAAGCCTTCCTGGGTGGTGCGGGTGTCTTCGATGATCGGGCAGGCTTCTTCAATTTCGAGAGCGAAGATTTCCAAACCCGGTACGGTTGCAATAGAGTTAGCCATGAGTTTAACCTCTTGTTAGTGTTGGTAACGCTCCGGCCTGTTCTTGCGAAGCCATTCCTTCGCGCTAAACTTGCTGGGCGCCTGCTTGTTGCCAACGCTTCCCGTCGAAGGGATGCCGCTTGTGGTCGGCTTCGTCTGCGTCGGCTGTTGGTCTTTGGTCTGTTCGGGCTGCTTGTTGGAAGCAGCCTTCGCGCTCTGCAAGAGGGTGGTTTCGAATTGCGACAAACGCTGGAAAAGCAAGTCCTTTGACCAGTTCTTCATCTGTTCCGTCACCTCGGAGTTCTTCGCGATAGCCATTGCCATGACGAGACCCACGGGGCTTTGGTCGATGATTTCCTGGTAGAGCTGGCCTTCTTCGCTTTCAAGCCAGTCGCCGTTATCCTCCATAAAGTCCGAAAGCGTTTCCTGGAATTCCTTCTTCGCTTCGGGAGTCTTGAAGGTGGCGTCGAGTTTCTTCTGTGCCTCGGCGTTTCGGCGGGCGACTTCTTCGAGTTCAGCCTGCTTCTTGTCGTTCTCCGCAAGGATTGACTTCTTGATTTCTTCCTCGCGGAACTTTTCGTAAGCTTCAACCGTCGGGAAATCCTCTCGCTTGAGTTCCGGCTTGTTGCCCTCAAGCTGTTTTTTCAGCTCGGCAATTTCGGCTTCAAGTGCGGAAACGGTCTTGCGGTGACTTCTTTCCTGTCGGTCGAGTCGCTTCTTGAAATTCTCTTGCGTCTTGAGCCATCTTTCGTCGCCCTTTCCCGCGTCGTTTGCGGGCTGCTCTCCGTTGTCGGAGGAGGGCTCGGTCTGTTGGCTGGCTTCTCCTTTGCCGTTCACTTCTTCGCCGCCCGTCGGCTGCGTTTCCGTTCCCGGTTCGGTAGTCTCCGCGTTAGTTTGTTCGGGATTCGCGGGTGTTCCCTTGTCCGCCTTTTCTTCGGCGCGGTACTTTTCCAAAAGTTCTTGCGACGGAATCGCCATTTCTCACCTCGTTTTTGTTTGTATATAAAATAATTTAAAAAAGCGTAAAACGCAAACGCAAATTACGCTATCTATCGCTTTATACCACCCCGGACTGCAACATTATGTTGTCTGTGAGCGTATTATTAACCCTTGCAGCCATCTTTTCGACGATCTCGGCCTTCGTCTTTTCGGCTTCGATGCGTAGCTGTTCGGCCTCACGGAGTTCCTTCATTACCGCTTCGCGGGCGCGGGTGTCGGCGTTGCGGCTCTCGATAAAGAGCTTTTCGGCTTCCACGCGCTGTTCTGCGGAAAGTTTAGCCAGTTCTATCTGGCGGTCCTTTTCATTCTCCGCCGCCTTCGCTTCGAGTTCCACCAGCTTGGAGCGGAGCGCCGCCTCGTTGTTCATGCGGGTAATGAGCAACTGGTTCTGTCCCGCGATGATGTCGGCGTCGATGGTGCGGCGGTATTCCTCGATTTGCTGCGCCTGCTGCTGCGCCTGCTGCATCAAGGCGTTAACCTGGTTATGCAGGGCGACAACATCCACGCCTTCACCGATGTTCATTACGGCCTTGATTTCCGGCGGGAGGGTCGTAAGGATAGCGGCCGCGATGTTGTCGGCGTTCTCGAAATCGCCCGTCTTGATGGCTTCGGCAAGCAAGAGCGGTTTGACGGCATCCGGGGCGAGACTCTGGAACGCGAGAATCTGCTGGCGGCGCTGTTCGCGCTTGAGGGCGTCTTCGGGACCCTTGTACAGCTTCACCGTGTAGACGTTTTCGCGGTTGTTGTAAATGCAGAGCAACTCGACGATGATTTCCGAAACGTGCTGGATGGAGCGCTGTAGGTGTCGGTAGTAGTGCGATACGTTCGTGACGAGCGCGGACGAGCGGGCAAGAATTTCCTGCGCGGTCTTCTGCACTTCGGTTGCCGCGTTGAATCCAAGACCTTCTTCTGGGATTCCTATCATCTTCGAAATCTTATTAAGCGAATCGTTGATGATCGGGATCAAGTCGGCCGTGACGACAACGGGGTCCACGCGGGTGGGCGGAGTAAGCTTCACGAGCTGTTCGCCTTCATTCACGTATTCCTTGTAACGCTTGAAGCGAGCGAGGTCGTTTTCGTAGTCGCCCGTAAGGTTTTCTACGCTTTTCATCGAAACAGATGTGTAAGGCGTAGAAGGCACGCTCACGCGTTCCCAAAGCGAAACGTAACAGCCGTTAACAATCTTGCAAAGGTGCTTGGAGTCGCGGACGAAACCCTTGTAGAATTTCTTCATCCCGTCCTTGAAACGCTGGCCGTAGATAGGCACGACAGGAAGACACGAAAGGTCGTGGAACAAAACGCGCTTGATTACCTTATCGCCGACTACCTGGATAAAGTAGACACCCTTCTTGTCCTTCTTGTAGAAATGGACAAGATTCACGCTACCGATGGAGGAATTGTAATTAGCGAAGCTCCAAGTTTCAGTTTTCTGGATCATTTCCTTTCCAGGAATCGTCACGCCGTTTTCCTCGGCCATTTCCTTGACGCGTTCGTAAGGCAACTGTTCGACGATTCCGAAGAAAGTAGCATCCGCACCGTCAAGGCGGCGGGCGCAAGGGTCGTAAATGCAGGCGCTCGGCTCGTAGGCCAAGTTAATGGTGATACGCCCTTCTTCCGTTGTCAAGTACATGAAGGCGCCACCCTCTTCGAGAACATCCTGCAAGCCTTCGGAGAAAACGGAAACGTCGGCGTCGGAGTTCGTGAAGATTTCGTGGAGCTGTTGGTCGCAGAAATCGCGGAACTTGTCGCCGTTCTTTCCTTCCACCTGTGCGATGAAGGGGTTTGTAAGGAAAAGGTTCTTCGTCGCGTTGACGTAGAGCGGGAGAGGGTTAACGCTTGCTTGCCCTCGGTTGTTCGTCATAGCCTTCATGTCGGTCTTGTTGAAGATTTCTACGTCGGCGTAGACGCGGGCGTCGTCGCGTTTGCGTTCGTTTTCCGTGCCGAAGAATTCGTTCGATTTCTCGGCCGATTCTACGATTTCCTTTACGATTTCCTTTTCCTCTTCCGGGGAAGGGAGAACCGTATCGGGGTTTTGCTGTGTGGCGAAACTTTCCACCACTTCTTCGATTTCTTCTTCCATTCTAGTAACTCCTTATTGAAGGGGGGACAAGATCGTCCTCTATAGTTTCTGTTTGTAGCGGTTGAGGATTCCCGCGATAGCAAGCCAAACACAATGCGTCCGCCTGGTCCGGGGATTTTCCTATTATGCTCTTAATATACTTTTTCGGCGTCAACTGTATTTGTCCCGAATTGTTCATGAAATACGTTTGCGGGACAAGTTCGTCCTCCACCTCGGTATCACCGATGTAGAAGCCTTCCTCCATAATCATTTTACGGGAGTTAAAATAAATATACGCCCTCATGTTTTCAAATTTCGGGTCCGGCGACGGTGCGCCGAAATTCACCTTGTTAACCGGGACTCTTATTTTTTCCTGTTCCATAAGCACGATAAACCCTGCATCGAAACCTCCCGTGTGGTCGAGCGAAAGGCTTTCAAAGTTCCATTTTTGGTGCAAGCCCTTGAAGGCTTCGAAGCATTTTCTACCGTTGTCCTTCCCGATAATCTTCTTTTCCACGATTCCGCAATCGTCCACGACGAAGATACAGGTCGTGTCGTTGCCTTCGTATGCAAAGTCTATGCCGCAACGCTTGCGGCCTCCAGATACGCGACGGATGGTCGCAAAGCTCGAAGGCGGGAAGACAAGGTTCATCTCCTCCGCGTCCAGGTCCCCGAAAAGTTCCTGGCGCAAGAACGAGGGAGTGTCCAGGAGTGACTCGTAGACGGTGCGCTTGTACTGGTCGGTAGTGAACGGATTGTCGAACGTGGAGGCGGTAAGAACAAGGTGGTCCTTTACTGGTGGCGCCTTCGCCATCTTGTTAAAGTAAGACCCAGCAAGGCCCGTTGAGGTGTAACATTGCGTAGTGGAGAGGCCCTTGTTCGAACGGCAAGCCAGCAAGCCGTTCTTGATGGCCTTCTTCGGCACGTAGGCCGCTTCGTCGCAATAAAAGTCTTCAAGGTTCGTGTAACCGCGCGGAGAGTCCGGGCGAGTGCCGGAGAGGAAGACTATCTTGCCGTAGCGGGTCGTTATAGTATGCTCGGAGTAGTTCGGCTTTGTCTTTACACCGAACCGCTTGAACCACTCGATCGTGGCCGGCATTATGGTCTCACGAATGACACCGAAGGTCGGCGCAATAAGCATTGCGGAACGACCGAAGTTTACGTTGCGATAGGCGAGGCGACCGCACACACCCTCGGTCTTTCCCGCGGCTCGACCGCAGCATGCCAGCGTGAACTCGTTATCCGAAAATATAAGCTTCTGCTGGAACGGCGAAATCTTGATGCTACTTTGTTCGGAGGGCATCCTGCACCTCCTGCGGAATAGGCGTCGGGACCTGAACCTCGAACACGATCTTGCCACCGTTGGGCGGTTCGGATTCTTCCTGGTCGTTTCGGAATCCGGCGAACTCCGCGAGCATGAGAAGCTGACGGATGTCTCCGTCCTTGACCGCCTTCATGAGCGAGCGGCGCAGCGAGAGACGCGTGACGGACTCGGAGTCGTCAAGCTCCACGCCCAGCTTGCGGAAGGACTCGCGAAGCGACGGCGTGACGAGCAGCTTCATGCCGAGGGCGCGTGTTATCTCCTTCTTGAACGTGTCGCGGGTGAGCGCCTCTTCCTTGTTCTGCTTCCGTTTGGCGGTGGATATTTTTTGCATTTCGCGAGCCTGCTCCGACGTGATACGCCGGAGGTTCTTCAAGGAGTTTTCGTTTGGCTTGCGTTTCGCTGGCATCGCTACCCCTCCACCTTGATGGCCTTCTGGCCTGTCAGCTTCTCCCATCGCGCAATAATCACGTCGCAATAGTGGGGGTCGAGTTCCATCATGCGACACTTGCGGCCAAGTTGCTCGCAAGCTATCATGGTGGAACCGCTGCCGCCGAAGACATCGAGCACGATTTCACCCTCTCGGCTGCTGGTCTTGATGCCGCGAGCACAAAGGGCAAGCGGTTTCGGGGTGGCATGGTCGAGACCTTCACGCTCTTCTGCTGATGTGCGGTCGAAGTGCCACACGTTGTTCATGTTGTCGTGAGTGTTGTTGAAGTAGGCACGGGTAGAATACCACTCGCGCTTGACTTCCTCGTATTCCCGCTTGACTTCCTCGTATTCCCGCTTGACTTCCTCGTATTCCCGCTTGAATGCGTCTATATTGTTTTTCTCGCAATATGCTTTCATGTTCGCCCATGCCTCGGCGGTTATGAAAGAGTATTGCGACTTGCTGCCATAATGCGAGGCGTAAGTGCTACCCGCTATTTTCTCGGCTTTCTCGAGTGTGAGCCCTGCCGCTTTTACATTGTCAATCCATAACATTCTAAACGGCTCAAAGCCCTCATACCATGTAGACAAGTCACGCCCGTAGTTCTGCTGCCCGTTCATAACAAACAAGCATTTCTCGTCGGCGATTGCAAACATTCTGTATTCTTCGGAGTTCTGCCCTTGTCCGTTGCCCTTGTCCCATGTTATGAGATTGCGGAATGTTATCTCGTTGCGTTTCTGCATCGGTCGCAGAATGTTGCTGTATATATCCATCAGCGGCTCGTCAATTCCCCAGCAATACCATGAGCCGTTGTCTTTCAGATTGGCAAAGGTGAGGGGAATCCACCGCTTGTTGAACTCCAAGAGGTCGTCGAAGTTCAGATTGTCGTTGAGCACCCCCTCGCTCTCCTTCTTCATGCCGTATGGCGGGTCTGTGAACACCAAGTCCGCCCTTTCCCCGTTCATCAGCTTTGCCACGGCATCGGCATCGGTAGAGTCGCCACACATCAGACGATGTTCGCCTAGCTGCCAAATCTCGCCCTTCTTGCAGACAGGCTCTACTTCTTCCGGGACTTCATCTTCCACGACTTCCGTTTCTTCGTCGCCATCGGACAAATCGAAGCCGAAGTCCCCCATGTCGATGTCGCAAGCGTCAGAGATGGCGTTCAGCTCGTCGCCCAGCATGTCCATGTCCCATTCCGCGAATTCGCCAACCTTATTGTCCGCAAGGCGGAAGGCCCTAATCTGGTCTTCGGTCAGGTCGCTGGCCATGATGCAGGGGACCTCGCTCATACCGAGCGACTTTGCGGCAAGCAGGCGCGTGTGACCGCATACGATGACGCGGTTTGAATCGACGATAA